GAATTAAATGGATTTCAGATGGTACTCCTTTAGAAATAACACAATATCATAAACCTTCAAATACAAATGAATCTGGCACTACATCTACAGCACCATCTTACACAATAAATTTTGATGATGAAATTGATGAATGGAATTTAACAAATTATGATATAAGCACAAACTCTTTGTTTAAGAAATTCTATACAAGTTATGTAAGCTCTTTGTTTAATGTAAAGAAAAGAATGTATAAAGTAAAAGCACATTTAACTATGGAGGTTTTAATAAATCTTAGATTAAATGATCGTTTAATAATAAACAACCAAGTTTTTATAATAAACTCTATAAAGACAAACCTTAAAACAGAATTAAGTGAATTAGAACTGCTTAATGTAGTAGATAATTATATACCACCATACAACCCATGATAAAAAATATACTTGACTTATTAAATGCAGATCACTGGTACGGTGTAAGCGAAAATGTAGAGATTGCAAAAGGTAAATATGCAGGGGTAAAGGATTTTAAACAAATGAAAGAACAGTTAAAAAGATTAAGACATGGCAACTAAAAAGATACTTATACAAGTAATACTTGACGATAAAGCTAGAAAACCTATAGAAAGAACTGGAGATCAGGTAAAAAAACTATCCAGTGCGGTAACTATATTAAATAAAGAACAAAGAGAACAGATTATTAATGACGAAAAATCTGCTATACATAAAAGAGCATTAATAACACAATTAAAATTAGAAGCGGCTGCTCAAATGAACGCAGCAGCAGCAACAAAACAAGGTAGAGCACAGTCAGGATTAAACAACGCTATACTTTTAGAATCTGGTCGTTTAGCTTCTGATCTTAATTATGGGTTTACAGCTATTGCAAATAACTTAGGTCAGTTAGTAACTCTATTTGGTAGTTTTGCCGAAACAAACGGAGGTGTCGTAAAATCTTTTAAAGCACTATTAAGGTCGTTATGGGGAATGGGTGGAGTTTTAATTGGTATTCAATTATTAATTGCGTTTGGTCCAGACATATTAAAGTTCATGAAAGACATAACTGGATTTGGTAATAAACTAAAAGACACTTTTGATGATATTAATGAAAGTATAGGCAATACTACAGGTAGATTTGAATTGTATATAAGAACACTTGAAGATTCTACAAAATCTGATAAAGAACATTCAGACGCTGTAAAACAATTAAACAAAGAGTTTCCAGAGTATATTAAAAACTTAAAAGATGCAGGTTTAACAATAAATGATGTAAAGAATAAAACAGAGGGTGCTGCAAAAATAAACGACATACAAAGAAAAACTATAATGAAACTTGCTATGGCAAGAGCAGCACAATCTAAAATAGAAGATGAAGCTGCTAAATTATTACAGATAAATATTGATGAAGAAATTGCAGTAAGAGCAAAACTAGATAAGCAAAATACTTTAATTAACAAAAACAATAAAAGGTTAGCAGAAGAAGAGTTGTTAAGGCAAAAAGTTTTAAGTGGAGATGCCACAGCAAGAGAAATAAAAAGAAATGAAGCTAATGTTGAAAATAGTGAATTAAGAGATAAACTACATAAAAAAGAGTTAAAAAGAATAAAAGAAAGTATAGATCGTACTAGAAAAGGAAATGATGATGAAAGAGCTGAAATAGAAGAAACTATTGATCTTTTATTAGATTTTACAGACATACAAGTTGAACAAGACAAAAAGAAAGGAGACAGTCGAAAAGAATACACAGAACTGTCGGTTGATAATTTTGATGAAGAAATAAAAGCAATTAAAGAACTTGGAAGAGTTAGGAAAAAATTCTTTGATAGAAATTTAGCACAAGACGCAAAAGATAAACAGTTTGAAGAAGACAAAATAAAACTACTTAGAAAACAAGAGCTTGCCAAAGTTGATGTGATGGAAGGCAGTGAGGTTGCTAAAAACCAAGCTAGATTAGAGATTAATACTTATTATGATAAACTTAAAACAGAAGCTGAGACAAAAACACAAGAAAAGTTAGAAAGTATAAAAGAAAAGTTCGCTGTTAAATCTTTACAAAAACAAGTTAATATAGCAGAAGACGATTTGTTTGAAGAAAAAGATGTAGTTGAATTAGAAGAAAAACAAAGTGCTCTATTGGCAAAACAAAAAGAGCTAGACATAGCTCGTCTTGATGAATTAAAACTAAAAGTCACAGAAAGAAAAGAAGCTGAAAAAGTAATAACAGATTATTATGACAATTTAGCTACAGAAAATGCGGAAAAAAACGCTAAAGCAAGAGAAAAAATTACTGAGATAGAAAGAAAATCTAAATTACAAGCTTTAGACGACATAGGTAAAGGATTAATGGCTGCATCACAAATAGCAGGTAAAGCTACAGGTGCAGGTAAAGGTTTAGCTGTTGCAGGAACTTTAGTATCAACATACTCAGCAGCACAAAAAGCTTATGAGAGTCAAATGGTTCCTTCTATAGATTCTCCTGTTAGAGCGGCAATCGCAGCAGCAAGTGCTATAGCACAAGGTTTAGCTAATGTAAAAGCAATTATGTCTGTTAAAGTTGCTGGTATGACAAGCGGTTCGGTTTCTGGATCAGGTCCAACTACAGTTCAAGCACCTGACTTTAATGTTGTAGGACAAGGTATAGGAAGTCAGTTAGCTGGTGCAGTTAACAATCAGTTTGGTGGTGCATTGAGAGCTTATGTTGTAAGTGGAGACATATCATCAGCACAGGAATTAGACAGAAAAATAAACACAACAGCAACAATAGGTTAATTAATAAAATAGATTTAATATGAAAATAGTAGAACTAATTATAGACGAAGAACAAGAATTATCTGGCATAGAAGCTATATCTATAGTAGATGAACCAGCAATAGAGGAAAATTTTATTGCATTATCTAAACAGCATGAGGTAAAACTTGCTGAGGTAGATAAAGAGAAAAAGATATTAATGGGAGCTGCACTTGTGCCTAATAAAAACATATACAGAAGAAGCGGTGAAGAGGAGTATTATATATTCTTTAGTGAAGATACAGTTAGGCAAGCATCTCAATTATTCTTAATGAGAGGTAATCAAAATAAATCTACACTAGAACATCAAGCTGAATTGTATGGATTATCTGTAGTTGAATCTTGGATCATAGAAGATGAAGTACATGACAAGTCAAGAAAGTATGGTATGGATTTACCAGTAGGAACATGGATGGTTTCTATGAAAGTAAATAATGATGATGTTTGGAACGACTATGTAAAAACAGGTAAAGTAAAAGGATTCTCTATAGAAGGTTATTTTACAGATAAAATAGCTATGAGTAAAATAAATGAGATTAACAATGAGGAAGAAGCTAGAGAGATACTATTAGAGATTGCTAATTCAATACTAGATATAGTGATTACGGAAGTGGTGTAAGAAATAATGCCAAAAGAGGTATTGAACTTAATAAAAAGGTTAACAATAAATGTGCAACTAGCGTTGGAAAAATAAGAGCTCAGCAGTTGTCAAGAGGTGAGAAATTGAGTGTGTCAACAATTAAAAGAATGTATTCATATTTAAGTCGAGCAGAAACATATTACGATGCTGGAGACAGTAAAGCTTGTGGAACTATATCATACTTACTATGGGGTGGTAAAGCAGGTTTAGGTTGGTCAAGAAGCAAATTAAGAGAACTTGGAGAACTAGATTTAAATGATGATGATCCATGTCAAGCAGGATATGAGCAAGTAGGAATGAAAGATAAAGATGGTAGAAAAGTGCCTAATTGTGTGCCTAAACAGTAAGTTATGAAAAAAACAAATGAAACAGTAGGAAACGCTGTACCTACAAGTAAAAAGAGAGGTTGTCTTTGTAAGAATGGCACATATTCAAGAAAGTGTTGTGACGGTACTTATAGATCACAAGGAGTTGGTAAAGTATAAAAATCTAACAACCTTTTTACATACAGTTATTTAAGTAATAAATTAATTTAATAATCGAAATTTATGGAAAACACTAAAGCTACCTCGATTTTAAACGACATCATGGAAAAACTATCCTTAGTTAAAAAAGATGAAGTAAAAGAAGTCGAAGTTAAAGACGAAGTAAATCTTTCGGAACAAGTTAAAGAAGAAGAAACATTATCTCAAGAATTAACTGAACTTGCCTGTCAAGAACAAGTTAAAGAGGAATCATCTACTGAAGAAGTTGTTGCTGAAGAATTACAAGAGGAAGTTCCTGTTATAGAGGAAGTTTCTGAAGAAATTGAGATGGATGAAACTAAATACGTTGGAAGAGACGAGTTTGATTCTAAAATCTCTGAACTAAAAAACATGATTGAAGAAATGAAATTAGGTTACGGTGAAGAAAAACTATCTATGGAGAAAGAAATAGAAAAGTTATCTGCTGAACCTGCTTCTGAACCAATCGCACACAACCCTGAAGGGGAAGTAAAACAAAGCTTTAAATCTTTTGGTCAAAACAGAGTTATGAACACTAGAGATAGAGTAATGAACAGAATTGCTAATTTAAAATAAACTAAAACTAAAAATTAATTAAAAATGGCTACTACTACATCAATTACAAGTACTTATGCTGGCGAATTCGCTGGGAAGTACATTTCTGCTGCTTTATTATCAGGTGTTACACTTGATAGAGGTGGTATTGAAATCAAACCGAATGTAAAGTTTAAAGAAGTAATCAAAAAACTAGCTACAAGCAGCGATTTAATTGCTGATGGTAGTTGTGATTTTTCTGCTACTTCAACTATTACATTAACTGAAAGAATTCTTCAACCAGAAGAGTTCCAAGTAAACTTACAACTTTGCAAGCAAGATTTTAGATCAGATTGGGAAGCTGTACAAATGGGATATTCTGCATTTGACAACTTACCTCCTAAATTCAGTGACTACTTAATAGGTCATGTATCTGGATTAGTTGCAGAAAAAACAGAAAATAATATCTGGCAAGGTAACTTAGGTGGTGCTCAAGCTGGTGAATTTGACGGTATTGCAACTTTAGCTGCTGCTGATGCTGACGTTATTGACGTTGCTGGTGCAACTGTAACATCTTCAAACGTAATTGCAGAATTAGGAAAAATAGTTGACGCTGTTCCTTCTGCTTTATACGGAAAAGAAGATTTATTCATCTATGTATCTCAAAACATTGCTAGAGCTTACATTAGAGCTTTAGGTGGATTTGGAATACTTAAAAATGCTGCTGGAACAGAAAATGTATCTGATATAGGAGCAAATGGTGTAAATGGTCAAGGAACTATGTGGTGGCAAAATGGAGCATTATCTTTTGATGGTGTGAATCTATTTGTTGCAAACGGTTTACCTGACAACTACGCTGTAGCTGCTCAAAAATCTAACTTATTCTTTGGAACTGGATTATTATCTGACCACAATGAAGTAAAGGTTATTGACATGGCTGACCTTGATGGTTCTCAAAACGTAAGAGTTGTTATGAGATTTACATCTGGAGTACAATATGGATTAGGAACAGAGATAGTTCTTTATTCTTCATAAATTAAATTAACCAAAAATCAAGGGTAGGTAGGTAAATATCTGCTTACCCTTTTTTTATAAAAAATAATAAACTATGGCTTGCGATTTATCATTAGGTAGAAAAGAACCTTGTAAAGATGTTGTTGGTGGGATTAAAGCAGTTTATTTTACTGACTTTGGAGATTTAGGTACGGTTACAGAAACTGACGATCAAATTACCGATCTTTCTGGAACTTTCACTGCCTTCAAATATGAAGTAAAAGGAAACTCGTCTTTTGAGCAAAATATTACCTCATCAAGAGAAAATGGAACAACGTTCTTTGAACAAACATTAAATTTAACACTACACAAATTATCTAAAGAAGATAATAAAGAACTAAAATTATTAGCTTATGGTCGTCCTCATGTTGCTGTTGAAGATTACAACGGAAACGTATTTGTAATGGGATTACAACATGGAGCTGATGTTTCTGGTGGAACAATAGTAACTGGAGCTGCTATGGGAGATTTAAGTGGTTATACACTTACATTAACTGGTATGGAAGTAAAACCAGCTAATTTTGTAGCATCACCTACATCTGCTGATCCTTACGCTGGAATGTCTAGTGCAACTGCAACTATAACAGTAGGTACTAATTCATAATAACTAAATTTAATTAGGTTAAATTAAGGGATGCTTCGGTGTCCCTTTTTTTGTGAAAACAAATTAAGCTTTTGTTGTTACTTATAATATGGTAATACTAACAACATCAACAAGTAGTCAAAGCTTTAAGGTTATACCTAGAAGTGCAGAAAGTTCTGTTACTTTTGAGCTTACTGACAAATCTACAAGAAAAACTACTGCTATTACAGTATCTGTTACTAACTCTAATGGCTATATGACCGTTACAGGAGCATTTTTAGACGCACAGTCAAACAATTTAATGATAGAGGGTAGATTCTATTCGTTTGCAATAAAAAATGGCTCTACGATAATATATAGAGGTTCTATTTTTTGTACAGATCAAACTAATTTTAATACCTTTGATGTACATTCTGGAGAATACACTACAGAAAACACATACGATAACGATTTTGTAATAATATGAAAAAAGTAAATAAAATGGCAAAAAGAAGATACAATAACAAACCATTGCCAAAAGCAGAAAAAGGTAAGATACATATAGTAAATATGTCATCTTATACACGACCAGAAATTGTAGAACAGTATAATAGAGATTGGGTAGAGTATGGAGAGGACAACAATTACTTTGATTATCTTATTGACAGATATAACGGTAGTGCCACAAACAATGCTGCTATTAATGGTATTGCAGAAATGATATACGGTAAAGGATTAGATGCTGTTGAAGAAGATGCTAAAGGTAAAGATTATGAAGAGATGAAAGAGCTATTCACTAAATCTTGCATGAAGAAAGTTTGTTATGATTATAAAATGATGGGACAAGCTGCAATTCAAATAATCTATTCTAAGGATAGAAAAAAGATTGTACAAGTAGAGCATATGCCTGTAGAGACGTTAAGAGCAGAAAAAGCAAACAGCAAAGGAGAAATACAAGGTTATTACTATGCTAAAGATTG